GAAGCGCTTGACGGAGTGTTGATCTTTGAAATGTACCCAAACCAAGATTAAAGGCAAAAGATACCAAGCAATCAAATTCACATTGTCTAAGAGGCACGTTAGGTAACATCTTAGATATTCCGCGTTCAAATCTATTGAGATCCCGTACAAGGAGCGCATCTATTTCTTCTTTCGTAAAAGTTCTGTTATAAGAATCAGGCAACAATTTGCCGTCCCCGATAAGATGACCAACACCAACAGTCCACAAGTTTGCAGGACAACGATAGGGACGACTACGCACACCCTCGTGATGTTTGATAAGAGCGATGCCAGCTTTTGATACATTCACTTATTTCTTTTCCCAAGTTCTAGCTCCAAAATAGAAACCAATAATAGAACCTACAATAGCCATTTCATCAGTAGAGAATATAACGTCCATAGACTCACGACTAAACCCTACAGTCTTTACAGCCCAAATAAAACCGCCAATATCTACAAATAAAAGTAATGCTACAAAAGTGAAAGCAACAATAGGGCGGACAGCTGCGTTAAGAGTTCTAACCCAGGGTGCTGCATCGTGTACAAGTTTTGCATCGTGTTCATAAAGTGCTTGACGTTCTTGTGCGAATGTTTCTGCATAAGTACCCTCCAAATTAATGGCTGCTATTTTTTCTTGAGATACAAAGCCTTTTTCAGCCATAAGTAATGCTTGTTCATTTTGTAGTCTAGCCATCTCACGTTCATGCGCTTGATCTCCCTTTTGTTGGAAGAAACTTAAAATGTTTGGTAGCCCCGCAGTAGCAAAACCTAGAATTGAACTTAAGATGCTAAACATATTAACCCCCTAAACAATGTACCCAGCTAAGTAAACAAAGTACAACTAAAACCCCAACTAGGATCTTCATTACTCGTCCGCAGGTAAGGGCTCGTTACCCTCTTCAAGCCATTTTAGGTAGGCTTGGTAGTCTGTGTTATCTGGGTCAAATGGAATGCAAGCCATATCACTTAAACGAATTACGCTTGTTTGATTCCCTATATATTTTGGTGATAATTTATACATATTTATAACTCCGCACTAAATTGTATCCATCCACTAACTACACGAACTTCCATTACCGTTCCAAATCCTTGAGTTGAACCAGTAATACACACAAGCCCAACATTTACTCCGTCTACTCCAGCTTCATTTATTACTAAACTACTACCACCTGCTCTCCAAGCTACATCCCTATCTAAACATTGAATATCTCCAATAGCAGAATATGAAAGAGTTGGTGCAGACCTCATAGTTACAGGAAGTTTACAAGCTGTTGCAACCAATGTTGCATTTGACCAGAATCCAGAAGCAACTGGAGACCCATTGTTTGTAGCCCCTGTATTAGTAATTCTATAACAGTATCTTTGGCAGTTAATAAATTCCTGATTATAAAGTCTGCGTTCAAACGGTGTTGCTGTTGAGCCTACTTCTAGTTGGACACCTGTGATGTAGAAGGTAGCTCCGTTAGTTCCTACTACTGATACTGTGCTTGTTGGTTGAACATAATTTCCCGCTGCCCAAGCTCCACTAGTTGCACTAAATGTTGCGCCTGAACCTAATCCAAATCTAACAACTAGACCAACTCCATTAGTTGCTCCAATCCAAGTTCCGCTTGTATCTCCAGCAATAGTTACTGAAACAGTAGTCCAAGTATTAGCAGTAGAAATTGTGTAACTAAAAGGATAAGAACGATTACCAGCAGAATTAGATAAAGCCCCACCAAATGTTCCTGTTAAAGACGAATATACTTGAAAGGATAAGGTAATTGTTTTTGCATTAGCTGTGCCAAATCCCAAATCTGCAGTGTTAAAACCCTCTATATTTTGTGCTAATAAAAAAGTATCACCAGTTAATACAGAATAAGTAGAAGAAGAAGTAATGCCAGCGTAATTACTAAAACCTACTGGTGGAGTTACAGCACCAGCATTTTGTTGTATTGTGAATTTAGATGCTTGAGTTAATGAATTATACCATCTATCTAAAGTATAAGAAGCATTTGTAGGAGTAACACTAGCACCAGCATTTCTCTGGTCAATCCTAAAATCACCATTTATAATACGGTTCTTTAGCACATAAGGTGACGCTGCAGCTGTTAGAGATGATGAGTCACTAAATATAACACCGGTTGCACTTTGGGTAGTAATACTACCACTTGATACTATGCCATTGGTGCCGTCTAAGGTTAATGCCATGTTATACTCCTTCTACGGGTACTTCTACCCAGTTAGTTGTTGCTTCATCCCATGTATATTGTTTACCATCAGTTGGCATCGCTACAGGAGCTTTCCATGTCCATGTGGTTTGATCTAATAGCCATGAAGCATAAGGTTGGGCAGCATAGAAAACATCGTTTGTACGATCATAGGTATAACCAATACCAGCGTAGTTACCACGTAAGGGTCTACCTTCTGGATGTTGATTACCATGCGTATTGTACGATGTTTGAATCCATTCACCTGGTGATGAATCTACGAATGTTTGAAAAAACTCAGGCTCAGCCACAATCACTTGTGTAACCTTACCGTCTAAAACTTTTGCAAAATGTGACATTTAAATCTCCTTGTTATCCGTATTATACCTTAAGCTGTGTAGCTTCCACTACCTGTAAACTTTAATATAGTATTACTTCCTGATGTTGTAATCGTTGGTGCGCCTGAGTATGTACCTGTGTATGACACTGTTGGGATACTTAATATAACTACGCCCGAACCGCCATTACCTGGAGCATTAGCAGGATTACCTCCACCGCCACCGCCGCCAGTATTTGCTGTACCATTTCCTCCACCACCACCAGCACCACCACCCCCAGCGCCCCCAGCGCCGTTTGTACCAGCATTTGTTCCTCCGCCTCCACCACCAGCGTATGTAACTGATGAACCTGTGATTGAATAAGCTGATCCAGCACCTCCACTACCTGCTGTTGTTCCTGAAGCATTTCCACCTACAGCACCCGCTCCGCCTCCACCACCAGCAGCCAAAGCAATACCAACAGTTGCAGACGAACCACCATTATTACCTTGTCCTACAGTTCCTGCACCTCCAGCTCCTGCATTTGTTCCTGTGGATGCGTCAGTAGCACCACCACCACCAGATCCCCCTGCATTACCGGGTATTCCACTTGGACCTCCAGCAGTAGCACCGCCCCCTCCACCTAAGGAAGTAATTGGGCTTATTCCTGTTCCAGAAATAGATGAATTGGACCCGTTTGTACTACTTGAAGCTGCGCCAGCACCTATAATAATAGAGTATGAATAGCCTTTACTTAATGTAGCTGTAGATGTTTGCAGTCCACCAGCACCACCACCTCCGCCTCTACTTCCGCCACCAGCACCACCCCCTGCTACTGCAAGGTAAGAGACTGAGTAATACTGGTTTGCACCTGAAAAACTTACCCACCCTGTACCGTTGTAATACTCAGGTGTGTTATTAGTTGTATTCATTCTAATCTGACTTGTTGCAGGTGAACTAGGTCTTTGATCGTTAGTACCTGCAGGTAACGGTAATGCCCCTGTACTTGATGTAGCTAGAGGTATTTGGTCAGCCGTAATGGTTGACGCAGGCAAAGTGATCGTAGTTGTTCCAGCAGCAGCAGGTGCTGCAACCGTTACTTGACCTGAAGTATCACCATATATAACTACGCTTGCCATTATGCTGTGTAGCTTCCTGACGCAGTAAATGTAATAATTGTGTTAGCGCCTGATGTTGTCACTGTAGGTGAACCTGTTGTAGTGCCTGTGTAATAAGCAGTGGGAACGGATAATATAACTACACCTGAACCTCCATTACCAGCAATTGCACTTGATCCACCACCACCTCCGCCGCCACCTCTGTTAGCTGTACCATTAATACCAGCAACCAATGAAGCACCACCAGCACCTCCACCTCCAGAACCGCCTGCAGATGCTGTTGATGTGGCGTAATTTCCTCCACCACCGCCTCCAGCGTAAGTTACAGAAGAGCCTGAAATAGAAGATGCTGTTCCGTTACCACCTGCACCACCAACTGTACTTGCAACTCCATTACCACCTACAGCACCAGCTCCGCCTCCACCACCACCTGAATGGTCAACAGAAACACCTCCTGATGTTCCGCCTGTGTTTCCTTGACCTGATGTTGCTGTTCCTCCAGCACCGCCACCCGTTGCTCCACCGCCTGAACCTCCTGCACCACCAGCTACAGATACACCTGCATATCCTGCTCCATAACCACCTCCTATGGAAGTTACAGTTGTTATACCTATTCCTGATAAAACTGAATTAGAACCTTGCACTCCATTTGAAACAGAAGCTCCATAATTACCCCCTGCTCCAACAGTAACTGTATATGTAGTACCAGAATTTAAGATTGCAGATGATGTTAATAAACCACCGCCACCCCCGCCACCTGCTGTATTTCCACCCCCGCCCCCGCCACCAGCGACTACTAAATAGTCAGCAGAATAAGTATTAGTAAAAGGAAGCCAAGCGGGCGGGCTTGATTTATAGTACTCAGGAAACCCTGTTGTTGAGTTATATCTGATTTGTCCGTTAACAGGTGATCCAGGTCTTTCCCCTGTAGTACCTACGGGTATAAGTAATGCACCTGTACTTGATGTCTGAGTAGATAGAGTACCCGTAGCTGCAGGCAGCGTGATAGTATTTGTACCAGCTGTTGCTGGCACTGTTAACGTTAAGGTACCTGAGGTATCTCCGGCTAAAATGAGTGAGGACATGTTTTATTTTCCTAGTTGTGCATCTGTTGGACGTGGTAATGTTGGGTGATCCCATTTAGCTATGTAGTCACCTTTACCATCACTGTCATTTTGTAAAAGGATTGTTGCTTCTCTACCTAAAAAATCATCGCTAGTTAAAGAAGGATGTAAAGCTACAATTTTTTCATATAAAGTCATTATGCGCTCCTCACAAATACACCACCAAACCTTGTTATTCCGCCAGGATAAAACCCATTACCTGCAGTGCTTGTTGCACCATAAAGCTCAACATAATCTGTAGTGCCGTTACAATAAATTAAATCACTTAATGTTATTTGACATCCGTTTGTAGAATTTGCATACCATCCACCTAATCTATGTGACGAACCATTTTTATAAAAAGCTATTTGATAAAATCCAGTTACATTATTCATTTCCAAACCGCCACTAAACTGATAGTATCCAGCTACTGTTGGAGTAAATCTATAGTTTGTTGCATTGTCATAATTAGAATTAGTATCCCAATCTTCTGATTGACATTGAACTTTTGTCCAAGTATTTGCACTTATAGATTGAATTGTTGTAATTCTTGTTGCATAAAATGTTGGATTAGCCGTAGCTGCCACAGTCACTTGACCATTTGTTCCAATTTGCATTGCAAGGGTGTTGTTGGTGTAGAAGCTCAAAGGTAAATAAGTACCAGAACCATTGATACCTGAAATAATTTGTGTATCTGTTGAGCCATTTGTAGCCATTACAATCTTAGATGCATTTGTAAGACTTGAGTTATTAGCTACTGAAACCCCTGCAGATGTAGCTGAACCGTTAGGAGCTACGTAGACGTTAGTCGTGGCATTAGTAGTTGTGGTTTGTAACTTAGTACGATTGTTTAACGTGGCGTTATCAAAGTCACCTTGTATTAAGTTATTGTTAGAATCTAGAATAATTTGTGCCATTTACTTCTCCTATAATATGACCCAACGCTGACCTGTTGGAACTGTCACGGTAACACCTGAATCGATTGTTATGGGTCCTGTAGACATTGCGTTTCTTGCTGTTGTTAATGTATAGCTTGTTGTTACTGTTAATTCGTTTTCATAGAATACTTGATCTCCACCTGCACCTGTAGCGCCACCACCAATAGAACCCCAAGCACCTGCAGCGTAGCCTTCAAACGAAGCTTCCGTAGTATTATAACGAATCATACCCGCAGTTGGGCTAGGTCTTTCTGCTGTTGTACCATTAGGTAATCTAATAGTACCTGTACCACTAAAGGTTAAATTGTTAGGTATAGTAGCTGTGGCAGCATTAAGTGTTATTGTATCACCAGACGCATTACCAAGTGTAGTGTTTCCATTAACAGATAAATCGTTAGTAAATGTGGCATTACCTGTGACACCTAAAGTACCTGTTACACTTGCATTACCTGAAGCTGCTAATGTAGTAAACGAACCTGCTGCTGCAGTAGATGCTCCGATTGAAGTACCATTAATAGTACCGCCTGTAATCGTAGCTGAACTAGATACTACTGTGCCTGTAAAATAAGTAAGTGGGTTAACGACGTCAGTACCATTATTAAATACTAACATCGCCGTACCAGCAGGAACTGCTACACCTGAACCTGATGTATTTTTAACTGTAACAGCGTCTGCTAAGCCATTGTTAATAAGATAGAATTTTTCAATTTGACAGCCTGAACCTAAGATTAAGTTACGAGCACCACCTGAAGTACCTGTGAGGTTAAGTCTTAAATTACGAGCCGTTTGAGCAGAATTAGTATTAGTAAGTGTTAAAGTAACATCCGCACTTGAGAAGGCAACATCAGCAGTACCAGTAATAGCCTCAGATAAGGCTATGCTAAAATTGTTATTCGTAGTGGTGCCCCAGGTACCTGATTGCTCACCAGTCCCGATAAGTTCTATCTTTAAATCACTATAGGTACTTGCCATAAATCGTCCTTTTTATATATTCGTATTATAACCTAACTACATGGTACAGTAGTAGGTATTGTGCCCCAAGTCGGTGTTTGAGCATCGTTAATATCAACCCAGCTAGGTGTCTGTGAATCATCTATCGCAAACCATCCAGCAGCACACATCATATCCATAAGCGCTATAGTCTCAGCTACTGTTGGGTTAAAATTAGCAACTACTGTGTAAGTATCTGTAAATCCGGTCGTATCAGTCACTGACACAAAAACTGCTTTTATACCACCGTAAGCATCTGTTAATGTTGCTGTTTCATCTACGGTTACAAAGAAAGTAAACCCAGCAACATACTCATCTGATAAGGTAAATGTCTCACCCACTGCGGTGTTAATATCAGCATTACCTAAGTATTCATCAGTAAAGGTAGCACTTTCATCAACTGCACCTACTAAATCACCTTGAGCTGCCGCGGTGTCTGTTAGTGTTATAGCTTCAGCATTTAATCCTACTAAGTCAGCTTGTGCATCTTCTGTTGTAGCTAATGTTATACTTTCTTCATCTAAGCCTACAAAGTTAGCCTGAGCCGCTTCAGTTGTAGTTAGCGTAGTATTTTCATCGTCGTCTGCTAAAAACGTAGTTTGCGACGATACTGCTTCACTTATACTAAAGGTTTCAGCTAACGATGCTGATGTATTCCATGCACCTAGTTCTTCTGTAGTAAGCGTTAAACTTTCATCGTTAGCAGCGCTTGAATCTAAATTACCTGTATAGTCATCTGCTAAGTCAAACGCTTCAGTGTTAGTCAGAAAGAAATTAAACTGATTTGGTACATCATCAGTAAGCGCAATACTATCATCAACTACACCCACATAATCTACGCTTGATATAGCATAGACATCACTTAAACTAAAGCTCTCATCCGTAGCTACATCAAATTTTGTACCACCTAATGAAGCGAACGGAGCTTGGGCAAAGGTCGATAGCCCAAACATGTTATAACACTACCCACCTAGATCCACTAGGAACAGTTACAACGACTCCACTATTTACGGTCATAGGTCCTGTACTTGTAGCACTTGATCCACTTGGAATACTATAACTTGCACTTACTGTATTACTATTTACAACTAAACCATTTGATGCCACAGTTTGTGGCGCTGTTAAAGAACCAGTAGTTGGCACAAACGTAAGTTTGGTACTTGTAACATTAAGTCCAGATACTGATCCTGAAGTAGCACTTGTAAATGTTGGGTATAACGCTGTAGCCGTAGATGTATCGTTAGTAATGGTAACACCAGATGCTGCTGCAGCCCATGTTGGAATACCACCTGCTACTGTAAGAACTTGTCCTGTTGAACCAATACCTATTTTAGCTAACGTATTTGTAGCGCTTGCATATATAACATCGCCTGTTGTGTATGTAGCTAATCCTGTACCACCTGAGGTAGCAGGTAAAGTACCGCTAGTTAATGACGATGTTGATGTTGCATATAAAGCACCACCAGAAGTAAAGCTAGTTAGACCTGTACCGCCATAAGCTGTACCAATTGTACCGCCATTCCAAGTACCGCCAGTAATAACATCAGTTGCTAAATATAAAGAATTTGTACCCCATAGTATATTCTCAGGAATAAATCCATGTGTATCCCAAGTACCATTAGCAGTGCTAATTGACGTTAAGAATAATTGAGTAGCGCCACCAGCAGGTACTGTAGCGACTGGACTAGAACCATTATTTACAATAGATAACGCACCTGTAGAATTATTATTAAACTGGAAGCTTGCTCCATTAGTTAATGTAGTAGCATCAGGTAACTGATAAGTTTGAGCTAAAGTACCTGTTAAAACTTGTGTAAATGATGAAGCCGCTGTAAGTACTGTTGTGCCAGCTGCAGATACTGTAGACGTTATATTTCTAAAGATATTATTAAGTGAAGTGTTTTGATTAGCGTCTCGTAAAACTACGCTATTCGCACCAGAAGACGCTGTTACACCTGTACCGCCGTAAGAAACTCCAACCGTAGTTCCTTGCCAAGTGCCAGACGCAATGGTACCTAAAGGAGTAACATTATCCGATGCATCTAGATTGACTGATTTTTCAGCAGTATAAGTAACAAAGACTTGAGCTAATCCACCTGATAAAGTAATCGGTGATGTATTACCATTTGAATTAGATAATACTGTAGTACGTGCTAACGTAGGACCCGATGTAGAATACGTGCCAATACCTACTTCCCATGCAGCACCATCTGTAATAGTGTAATAGGTAGTATTACTATTCCCAACAACAGCAAACGATTGGAATCCGCTGACTGCACCAAGTAAGGTTACAGAACCTGTACCTGATGTAGTCGTCGTTTCTTGTACACGATCATAGACTACTAGAGCCATTTAGGACTCCTTAGCCCGAAGCTGATAAAGTGTATGTTACGTTAATTGTGTCGCCTGATGTTACAGTTTTAGAACCTGCTGTAAAGTTACCTGCAGAGAACAATGTACCTGTTGTGTTATCAATTGTTGATGAACCACCAATATTAATAAATGCGCCTGTTACAGTGCCAGAACCAGTCATTGAGAATACTACCGCAGCACTTGTAGAAAGCACTGATGGGTTAGCATTTGTTGCAGTGCTAAACGCTGGTGTTTTTCTTGTGCCAGAGTATGTAGGTGCATTGGTTGCTCCTGCTTCAAACCAACCAGCATGAGAGGCTTGTGTGTCTGTGTAAGCTGGTGTAGATGATGGTACAGCATTATTAGTCATAAGACCCATAACAACTGCGCCGCCACCTGTATTAGCAAAGTATGAATTAAGTAAGTTTTGACGACCTACGTTTGTTGTTAAATTTTCAAATCCGTCTTCCCATTTAACATTGCCGTCTTGATCGTAGCATGTAAATGTATAGACGCCGTTTAGACCAAACTCATCATTTGATCCAGCATTTCTTGTCACAGACGCATCAACTGAGTCGCCCATTCCAAATTTGTCTATGTTGCTCATAATTACTCCTTTAGTTAATTCTTATTACAGCAGTGGTTGAAGTTGCTGTGGGGAATTCTATTGTAAATGTTGTAGTGGCTATTTTTTCTCCACCAAAATTTAGTACTGCGACTGATGCATTCGTAGTGCTATTATATATCAAAGCTCCTGATGCAGCAAAGTTTGCAGGGCTCCAAGTTACATTAGCAAACGTAACATAAGCCGTGTTATTACTAGGATCACTACCTATAGTAGGAGTTAAAACTTTACCCCCAGCTACATAGCCAGTACCTGTAATTTCGTCTTGCGTTGTATAGGCAGTTGTTTCGCTATTTATAGTAGCTACCGCATTATACAATGCTATTTTATATGTATATGGTGACCCAGCATTAAAATTTACTAAACCTTGTAATAGATTTAGTTTAAACGTTGTAGTCTGTGCTTGTCCTAAAATCATTTAACTGGATACCTAACTTGTCCTGAGCGATAAGCATCTTGTCTATCTTTACCATCAGCAAGTTGTTTTAATAGGATCATAGCTTCATCATATCGTTTTTGATATTGATTAATAACGTCTTGTTCGCCTTTCATATAAGTATAAGCTTCTAATAATGAGCCATATAATAAAGCAGAACTAAAGTTATCACCTAACCAAGATGTACCCGCAGTCGTAATAGACTCTGGATAATAAAAATAATGCAGTTCCGAACTATAATTAGCGTCGGGTGTTGGACCTAGTATAAATGTATTTTGATCAAACACTGCATAATATTCAGGTTGACCATAATAGATAGCGTCTGTATCTGGAAATGATTGCCTAATAAAATTTACATCTTTGTTAAGTAAATATAAGTACTCGTTGTTTGCATTAATTACAGCTAAGCTAAACGTAGCAAGCCAATTACTTGGCATAGCTAAATATTTATTGCCCGTAGTCATAGTACCTGTTACGTTCTTTCGAAGCGCAGGAAGTTGTACTGAGTTGTATATACGTTGTTCGGCTTGGGTTATAAACGTGTCTATATCCGTTGTCTGGAACGTATTCTCAACATAACTTTGTATTTCTGCAACTAACTGCGCGTAGTTCATTACGCCATCGGACCTCTAGCTTTGGTACCCTTAGTAGCTGCACCGCAACCACGAATAGTAATACCATCAGTCTTTGGACCACGAGTAGGATCACCAGCGCTTACACGCGGTGTACCTGTGTTAGGACCAAGTTGTTGAGCCTTTAATTTATTAGGATCTTGACTGTAATGAATATCTGTACTATTTGGATTTACTCTTGGTTGTACATACTTTTCTAGTGGTTGTGCAGTATCAGCAGGGAAAAACTCAGTACCTGTTGATTGTGCTGCTGGTCTGTTATCTTTTGCCATTTTATTACCCCTTTTTTTGTGCTGCAACTTTAGCCATACCACGACCCATAGTTTTCATGTCAATGTTCTTTTTACCGCCTTTAGAACCTGCATGTTTAGGACCTTTTTCAATTCCTACGTTTGGACCTGTATCGCCTAAGTTTTTGCCTTTAGTTTTACCTTGTTTAGTAATGCCATCTGCTGCTGATCTGAATCCCATATACTTCTCCTTATGTTGTTGTTACTGTTACTAAGCCTACATTACCTGTTGCTACTAGATCATTAGGCGTTAATCCAGCATCGTTTGCTCTTGATCCACCTACAGGGTTATACCCCCACTGAATAATTCTACTACCTAACAATGGAATACCTGTTTCTATTTGTAGTGGACCTGTTTGAATAATAGTCTGTAGTCCATTCAAGCCAGATTGGTAATAACCTAAATCAGGTCTTGGGTTTCTCACTGCCTGTGGGTCGTTAACTGGGTATAGACCAAGACTTAACTGTGGCTGATCCGGTTCCCAACATTCAGGGCATACGAGTATATTAACATTTTTTGTCTTAATAACTAAGCGTTTTAACTGCTTTAGTTTAAATCTAAACCCACAGCGATCACACTGGGATATGGAATTCTTGGCACTAGCAAATTTAATTGGCATTTAATTACCCGTGGTAAAACATTTCACGAGGTACAAACCTAATACTTGCTTTTTCTCTATCCTCGTCTGCTGCTAATTGAAACGCTGCTTCATAATCCGCTCTTAACATTTGAACTCGAGTAGGGTCAACATTAGGTAACTTCATACTTAAATAAGCTGCTAATCCTGCAACC